TACTTTTCATGGTCTACGATGCTGTGAGAGTCAAGGGGGAGGACCTGACCCACAAGCCACTCACGGAACGTTTGGACACGGCCCGTAAGGTCATCAAGGCCATCATCAAAACGGCCAATGCCCCCCTTGAGATTCGGGTCAAGGCCATGTGGGACCTGGGCGATCCAATTCCAGATCTAAATTCGTTCGAGTACGAGACGGACGGGCTTGTCTTCACACCTGTCAACGAGCCTATACGCACAGGAACCCACGAAACCATGTTCAAATGGAAGCCTCGTGAACGTATCACGATTGATTTTTGTATAAAAAATGGATCGGACCTTTTTGTACAGGACAAGGGGATCCCATACAAAGAGGCTAGCCTACACCTACACAATGTGCGAAGAGACTTGCCAGATGGCACTATAGTGGAGTGTGGGTACGGGAACTTGGGGTGGTTTGTGGAGAAGATCCGAACAGACAAGACGCATGCAAATAACCGCCGCACATATTTCAGGACACTCGTGAACTTGCGGGAGAACATTCAGCTACAGGAGTTTGACCTAAAGACGTGAGCCTCTCTCATGATGTGTAAACAAATGACCTCTATAAACAAGGGAACTGGTGCAGGTGGCGCAAATACGGTGAAGAACGGAGCAGCCTTTGAGACTCTTACATGGAACTGGGACCGCTTGATATTCAGTGGTTTCATAGAAGAAAAGTACTATTTGCGGAAGAAAATTGATAATGATCGTGAAATCATTTTTCTTCCACAAAAATCTCTCCCTCGGTATTGCAATGAGCGCTTCAATGTGAAACTCTTTCGCCGACCTGATGAGGCGTACCTGTTTCGGAACGGAAACAAGTATCTTTTGAAAATCCTTGAAAAAAAGGCCCAAAATACGGAAGGGAGTGTGGACACGAAGCTATGTGCCGATGAGTGGTTCAAGGAGGAGTACCGGGAGTGTCTTGGGCCTCAGTTTACTGTTGAATATGCGTTTTGCCTCTCGTCGTGGTTGCAGAAAGAATACACATCTGATACCGGAAAATGGCCTTTGATGCGTAAACTCCATCAGCGCCACGGAACCACCGTTCTCTTCGGAGAGGACCCCGATTATTTCACTAAACTTGCCGAGTGGATCAAAACTTCGTTTGTCTGAGCCGAAGGGTCCTTCGAGTTGATGGCTCGACGAGCAACCACAATTTCAGTGGAGAATTGGGGTTCGGGGAATGCCTCACGCACAAGTGCGACATTAGAGTTACTCATGAGAAAAGGACACCGAAGTGACTGGGTCATACGAAAGAGAAGCTCGTGTTGAGCCTTTCCAAAACCAGAACTCGTGTACGATACAAACGACGCCGCATTCTCAGGAGCGTACGGAGGGTCCAGATAGACAAAGTCGCGTGCATCGCCCACGCGCTCAAGTGACTCTTTGAATGTTTGACATGTAAACACAACATCCTTTATTATTCTTGAAATCTCTCGTATGTTGTCGGCGTCATAGACTTTAGGCGCTTTGTTGTGACCAAAAGGTACATTGAATCCGTTTGGCCCTTCCCTGTAGAGTCCCCGAAAACCCGTCTTGTTTAGATACAAGAACCGCGCAGGTGTGGGTTCACGTTTGAAGTCTTCTCGGACGGTATAGTACCTTTCCTCGGATAAGTCTCTGCACATGAGTTCCATATCCCGAATGAGACCTTCAGGGTCAGTTTGGACCTTTTTATAGAGGGCTATGAGGTGTGGGTTAACATCACTGACGTACATTTTTCCATTGACTTTTATGGACGGAGAGGCCAAGACACCGAGGAAGACGCTCCCACCACCCATAAAAGGCTCATGATAGTTGTTTATCTCCAAAGGAAATTTGTCAAGAACTTTTTGAAGTATCTGTGTTTTACCACCAACCCACTTGAGAATGGGTTTCATATGTATTATACACTCCTTTTCTTTAGGTCACAGACTTTTCATAGGCCGGTACCACGCTTGGTAAAACTCACCTCGAAGTACTTGTATACCTGGTAATTCATTCACTCGTTCATCGTCCTTAATGTACCACTTGTCAAATCGTCTCACGAGTAGCGCGTAGTGTCCCCCATTCTTGTGTCCCTGGTGCATAACGCACGCAAAGAGTTTGAGCCCTTCAAACTCGAAAGGAATTTCAATCGGAAATTTGTAATCATACATCGAAAATGAAAAGCTCGTAAACTTGGGCCATCGGCTCACACGGGTCTGGAGTGCCACACGTGGGTGTGTCGTTCCAGAACTGTCTGTGTAATTTTCAACCAAAATTGGTTCGGTCCGATCCTTCAAGAGGTCTTGGAGCCGACAGGGTTCAGACACGTCCAAGAGTAGAGTCGTGAATGTGTTTCGAACCTCGGACTTTCCTTCTTCCCATGTCGTCACCTGTGTCTCCTCCCCATTGAACAGATCCGTTATGAAGTCCTTTCCTAGGGACTGCTCAAAAACGTCTATGAGGTGTAAGATGACCTCTTGAGCGTCGTGTTGGCGCCCGTCAGCGAATTCAGGGTACCGAACTTTGAATGCGCCAAACAGGTCACTCGGACTTACGGGGTCCGTCTTGCCCTTGATGAAGAGTTGCTTGATGACTGTTTGGTACTCGCGGGTAATTTCACATGGACCAGTGTACTCCACGTCAAAGAGGAACTTTGTGAGTGGAGGCACGTGAGCCAAACATTGGATGGCGCAATTAAAGTAACAGGAATTTCCGAGGTTCCACAATCCTCTCATCTTGTCTTAGAGACACTACGCGCTGTATCTCTAAGACAAAATGAGTATCGCTATTCGTGAAGGTGCCAACCCTGCTGCCAAATTCCTCTTTGACAAGTGGGCCCAAGTCATCGAGACGCACAAGACAAATGAGAATACTGAAATTGAGATTCGGTTCGGGCGGCGGTCTGGAACCAAGTTTGATACCAACGTGGGTCAAGAGACGTTCAAGAAGGTTCTACAGGCTCTGACCAAGTACGAAGGGTGGGAGCAAAAGTCGCACACGAATGCGACGGTGTACTATTTTGAGGGTGGAAAGCGTCTCACGGTGGATGAAGCGTCGGATGAGCAAAAGGGCGAAATCAAGACCCGTGTGACAGTCGATGATTTTCATTTACCAGACACGCCTTTGGACGTGCGTCTGGGAATTTCCAAGGAAATTCCCTTCGAGTATGACGGTGAGGAGACGAGTACCGAGCAAAAGACCAAGGAGCGTTGGTCATTTGTTCGAAAGAACTTGAGTATCGACATGACGATCATCACCGGCAACCCGGATGATAAGGACTCGGACGATGATAAGACGTACCAAATTGAGATGGAAATTATTGACCCGTCTCAAATTCAAAACAAAATTGATCTCTTCAACCTTTTGTACAAGGTGTTTGACGTGATGAAGTGTATTTAGGAAAGTCCGAAGGACTTTTTGCCCAGAGGGGTTCACAGTCGCTACGCGACTGGTCTCTTGACCTTCCTCTTCACGGGACCGACGGCCCCATATTTCACCTTATTCATAATGTTCCTCTTCCACTGTTCCTGAATTTTCTTCATTTGTGCGGGCTTCACCTTGCCCTTGAGGGCCGCACGAATCTCATTCCAAGTCCAGTTCTTTCGCGTATTAATACCCAGACTCTCCAGCGTATTGGACAGGTTGGTCGCGTTACGTGGAATGGTATACACGTAGTTGACTCGGCGGTTCGGCTCTTTCCGTGGCTTCTTGAGTTCCCCTCGTCCCCTGAGCATGTATGCATTCTTGACGAAACGTTTGTACAGAGCCTCCACATCCTTTTTGAGTGGCTGACCCTTTGCCCCCTTTGGCAACCCGTTCAGGGCTCGGATGAGTTTTCGCGTGTTATCCTTGTTATACGCGTTCCCGAGGTTTTGGGTCAGACGGAGGTTAAACTCGAGCTGGCGTGCAAAGGCCTCCTCTTCCGCCTCGTTGCGCGCCGCCTTGTTCGCAGCCGCCTTGGCGGCGGAGGTTGCTCGAGCAACCTCTGCCCGGTTCGCCGCCGCCCGGTTCGCAGCCGCCTCCTTCTTTCCGTGGAGAACCGCCCGGAGCGTGTTGAACCGGTCGCCCAAGTTCATAGAGTTGTATTCCTTGAACAAATTGGGAGCCAAAAGCTTTTGAGCAATCTTTTGGCGTATATTCGCGCCAAGGGTTGCCCACTCGCGCTCGGTCGCCATACCCTCCTCCGTGACCCGACGGACCCGCCCATTATTCAAAAATTTGTAGTACATTCCATCGATAAGCACGTCTGCAGACCTGTTTGGCCGGTTTGATGTACCCGTCCGCGTCTTTATGTACCCTATCAGGTTCGCCTTCGAGGTCTTTGTGTTGACTTGGGCGATACCTATGTTGCGTGCAATGGCCAAGAGTTCAGGGGCGGGGATCCGCGTCGCCTGTTTCCCGTTAATACGCAAAATCTTGTTCAGACCCATCTCGATTCTGTGTTTCGGTGCCGAGTTGTTCGCCGTCTTAACATTGGCTCCGATACCAAAGAGGGTCCGAACGGCCACAGGAATGTTCCGCTTGGCAGCTGCATAGGCCTTTATCACGGTCTTGGCACCGAGTTTCTTATCCTTGGGCACGTCATAGACACGGGGCTGGTGACCTGGCCCGGGACGGACGTACGTCTTCCCGGAGGGGTCAACAAAGTCCCATTCAGAGCGCTCGGCGCGGTTCGCTTTACGTTTCTCGAGGTTTTCTGTAGGCAAAGGGATACCCAGGTCCCGAAACACCTGCTTGGTGACTGGCGGGGGCTCGACGCCCACCTCCCTGAACCGCCGAGCGACCGTCGCGGCGTTCTTCGCCGTGAGTTTCAGTTGGCCCACCTGGATTGGGTACGGAAGTCCTATGCGGCGCTCCATCTTGGCCCACATGTACAGACGGGGCTTGTTGTTTTGACCTGGCCGCACGTAGAATCCCGGAGGAGGGGCCGTGGTCCACGAGGCGACCTGTGGGTACCGGTTGGCGGCTCGGGCGCGCGCAGCCGCCCCTGCGTTCTTGCGTGGCTTTACGAGCACACCCCGACCTGGCTGCATGACAAAGGCGGGTGCAACGCCGTACGTCGGACTCAGGAACTGAAGGAAGAGTTCCCTGGGGAGGTCGAGGTCCTTTGGGTCCTTTATCCCGGAAAAGAGGACGGTTCCATTCTCAAAGAACTGGTAGAACCATTTAGGTTTCTTGAGTTTCAAGAGAACCGCCTTGACGCCAAACTCCAAGGCGGGCCGGACAGTCTCACGCATGGACTCGGGGAGTTTCCGAAGCTCCGTCGCAAGTCCATCGAGATCAAAGCGTTTATTGACGTTGAACATACCGTCAATCTTCTTGTAGGTTGGCGGGGCCTTCAGCAGGAGTTTCGGGGCCCACCCGCTCTTGACGATGGCAAGGAGGGCCTGCTCGTAGTTGCCCGCGCCGAGCACGTCAAACCCTTTATCGGACACGACGATGGTCACGGCGCGGTACTTGGCGACGAGTTTCGTTACGCCCGACTCGTCACCGACCCACCGCCCTTGGGTCCACCGTATGACGGGGGCCTTCCCGGCCGCCTTGTATCCCGTAATCTCCGAGAACCCCTTGGGCTCCGACTCGAATACGGCGCGCCAATTGGTCGGCAACTTGAAAGAGACAATTTGGGCCGTTATGACGGGCTTGGACACCTTGTATAACCCTTGGTTATTTGTAAAAATAAGCTTCCGCCGGAAAGCCTCTTGGATCTTTCTGGCGGCTGCGTTGACGCTCATATCTAACATTTAGGTACATTTTAATTTTCAGCAACAAAGTCGAGTCCGAAGATGAAAGGCTGAGCCGCATATGAACTTCCGTTCCAAATACGCGACTCGGTCCTGACCTCGATTTCGCGCGAACTGAACGGTCCGGCGTAAAAGTCCTGGTTGAACTTGAACGACCCGAGCATATTCTCCTTGCAGTGCTGGTTGAACCGCTCCACGAATAGGCGCTGGGGCACACACAAATCCTTGCCGAACCGAACCTTTTCCGAGCACAAGAGGTGCTGGAGCGAGTTTGTGACGGTCGCAATCTGGTTCTGGACTTGCTTGAAATAGGCCGGAAGCACGTTCCAGATATCCTTGTCCGCGTACTTGTGTGCATAGTCCAGGTAGGCCCGGAGGCACTTGCACAGAATGGCCGGCATCTCCAGCTCGAGCTTATCGTCCAAGTGTGGGTCGGCCACGTCCGGTGCAATTTGGCGCCCAAAGTTCACCGTGGCCAAACGACGCAGGATGGACCCCGAGTTATCCTTCCAGTTGGGAACCTCGTTCCCACCCAGGATACCAGGCGTCTTCCACTGGACGCTCACGGCCGTCTCGCACTTGCGGGCCACGGAGACGTCCTCACCAGACACAAGGGACTGGAACTCAGCCTGCTCGAGCTGCAAGTCACCCTTAATCTCGGGACTAATGAACATGAATCCCTTGTAAATACTTTGAAGTCCAAACTTCTTCTCGATATTGTTGGACAGGGTCGCCACGTCCTCACACTCGTAAAACTTGCGCGCCACCTTGGTAATCAAGGTCGACTTGCCCGACTGTGCGATACCCTTGAGGAAAGGGATGATTTGCCACCCGTCGAGCTCGTTGACATCATAACACAGACGGCCCATGAAGACGTAGAGCCACCGACACACGGACTCGTCAAACTTCTGATAATCCAGAACCTTTTGGAAGTTGGGCGTCGCGATATGGTACCAGTCATCAATCTCGTGGTGTGGATCAAAGGGCAAGTCGAAGTACTTGCACGACACGAGCTCTGGGTCCAGCTCGTGAAACTCCTTGGACGTGTACTCGTAGAATGTAAACTGCCGCGCACCCGTCTTGGGGTTCCTGTTCTCATCGATGGGCCGGGCATCAAGCAGACCATTCTCAAATGACCAGACGTGGCGGTCCTTCTTAATCTCCGAAAACTGAATATCCTTACAGTTTGACAAGTGCCGAATAACATCATTCGCCATACCGCCCCTATTTGTCAAGTTCATCCACATCTCGGCGTTATCCTCCTTCTGAGTCTCGTCATACACAAAGTCCTTGATCTCCTTGACGGGCTTCCAGGCTCGCGTGTTGCGAATCTCCTTGCAGCACTGATCACGGTACCGGCGGTACCCATTCTTGTACGCCTGCTTGAGCAGATAAATGAGCAAGTTCTGGTACGGACTGGTCGCCTCGCCAATATCAAAGTCTACATCGGGGTTCTCCACCAAAGGCTGATTGAACATCTTGTATTCAGCATCATTCTCAATAAACTTGTTCACGATCGTCTTGTAACACTCACGAAACCGCTTGATACGCCGCTCAAAACTCATCTTATCTCCATTAATATCCTCCGTCTCGGACTTGGTAATTTCCAAAAGCTCGGCACGGGCAAGCATGTAGCCACAAATATTGACTGTTATGCGCTTCTTCTCAAGCATACGCTCGAGATCCTCCTTATCAATATCGATAGGAATACCATACTCGTCCCGCTTGGGACTGGCCGGGAGCCACTTGTCCGCCAACTTGGAGTAAATCTCTTGGCGCCTGTCTGTATTTTGTAAATTTAGGAACAAATTTCGCTCACAATCATTCAGCTTGTTGTTCAAATCATCAGCAGTCCACGAGTTGATTTCCTTTTGGTAGACGCTTCCATCTGGAACAGGGGTCGCCTTCTTTTGTGTGGACGCCTTAGACATTGATGAAATAGCGCGAGACTTTTTTAAGTGGCCGATCCCTAGACCTTCAGACGTGATACAAGCCTTTGGCGGCGGACTTGTAGAACAAGTCCTTTTAAGCGCTGTCGACCACCGCAGGAGGCACTGGAACCATCTTGTTCAGAGTAGCCGCAATCTTGACCATGAGCTTATTGTGCATCTCCAAATTCAGAGCAATCTTCTCGGCAGCATCCTTGAGACCCACCAGGGCGGTCGCGATAGTCTCGCCATCCTCGGTGGCGAGCAGGCTCCCGAGAGCCTCGAACATATCAACACCATCCTCAAAATCCATCTCCTCATCCTCATCATCCTCCTCATCCTCCTCGGGCTCGGGCTGCTGAACAATCTTAGGCGGGGGTGCGCGTGGGCGAGACATGTGTACTATTCTTGAAGGAAAAAGGTCTCGAATATTTTCGCAGTGGATAGTAAATGCCTGGGGGCGCTCTTATGCAACTTGTCGCCTATGGCGCGCAGGACGTGTATCTGACGGGCGAGCCCAAAGTGACCTTTTTCCAGACGGCCTACAAGCGTCACACCAACTTCGCCATGGAAACCGTGCAGCAGACGGTGGCGGGTAATGTCGGCCCCGGTGGTCTGGCCTCTGTGACCCTGTCTCGCTCAGGCGACCTTGTCGGTGACATGTTTGTCATCCTTCAGCCAACTTCATCGAGCTCTTCCAATTTGACTTCGAACAATAACGTGGCTGATATGGCCTGGGTTGCTGAGCGTGCCTTTGCCTCCATCGAAGTCTTTATCGGTGGACAGTCCATCGATAAGCACTATCAGCTGTGGTTCCGCCTGTATGCCGAGGTCTTCCTGGACGATACCAAGAAGCAGAACTATGGCAAGCTGACTTCGTGCCCAACTGTGAACTATCCCTCTGGCACCCTCATCACGTCTCCGGGATATGTGTATCTGCCCCTTATGTTCTGGTTCAACAGGAACCCGGGCCTGTACTTGCCCCTGATCTCTCTCCAGTACCACGAGGTCCGTATCGATTTTACAATCAGCCCCCAGTACTCGAGCTATTTTGGCCTGAATCCATTCTCCGTGTACGCCAACTATGTGTACCTTGACACAGTCGAGCGCGAGTCCTTTGCAAAGAAACCGGCCGAGTATCTCATCGAGCAGGTCCAGCACGTGAACGCCGACCCAGTCGGTTCGACCAACGAGAACACTCCAAGTGTTATTCGCATGCAGTACAACCACCCAGTCAAGGAGCTCGTTTGGTGTTATCAGGTGCCTTCCTTTTCAACCAGTCCTAATTCTCTGTGGAATTTCTCGTCCAACGTGTCGAACGTGAACGTGACCGTGGACCCATCCAAGCTCGCCGGGTCTCTGGCACCCTTCTCTCCGGCCCACGTGGGGTCTCCGACTCTGTACGTTCCGTCTCCCTTTTCATCCAACCTGTTTATCAATCAGACCTTTAGCAACGTGGCTGGGCAGACAATGAATGTTCAGTCAAACGTTCTGTCGGGCAACGTTTTCTGGGTCGAGTCGGGTCTTCCCATTGCCTCGAGTAACCTCGCCTTCGGTCAGGAGGTGGGCCCCATGCATCAGGCGAAGATCATCCTGAACGGTACGGACCGATTCGTGCCCCAGTATGGAAAGTATTTCAACCAGTACCAGCCGTACCAGTACCACTCGGGCATTCCATACCCGGGAATCTACGTGTATTCTTTCGCACTCAAGCCCGAGGAGCTGCAGCCAAGTGGGACGTGCAATTTCAGCCGCATCGATATTGCCCAAATTGCCGTGAACCTGAAGACGGGTATGCCCGCCCTGAACCAACAGATGTTTGCGGTCAATTACAATATCCTTCGCGTTCAATCTGGTCTTGGTGGTCTTGCGTTCGCGAACTAAAGAAATACGTAATTATAATAGTAGGTTGATGCCTTTTGT